AATATAAAGGCAATAATAAGAAAAACCCGCACTACTGTACGGGTTTCTTTGGTGGTGCAGATGACACAAAAGGCGAACCTTTTCCAATATGTAAACCACAGATATCCACTTCGACTGATCATGCCTATATAAGATAAAAGAGCCTATCCATAGTTGGTAGGCTCTTATTTTTATAACTCAAAGGTGTTACGAATTAATTCAGATACATTCATATCTTTGCTCTGTGCAATTTCCTTCAATTTAGAAAACTCTGCATCATTAAGAGATATCACTCTCTGCTTTCTACGATTTTCTTTACCTACTGTGATAGGCGCTCCGGCTCCCTCACGATTTCCCCCCCATGTGCTTTTGCTCATATGATATATCTCCATTTCTTTTGACAATCTAACATTTTATTATTTTTTGTGCCTCTTAGATAGTTGAAATCTGATGTTGATAAGTTGGCTGTATCTACAAATATAGATTTATCTTCCTCGTTCGCCAAAATATACTCACCTAATTCAGAGGAGTAGACTAAAAATTCTACATCAACGAATTTCACATCAATTTCAGAAAAATCGACCTCGTATTTTGCTCTCAGAGGCTTTTCAAATATCTTCGGAATATAAATCCCTTTGATATTGTTTACAGGCACCTCAGAGGCGATATATTCGACATATTGCCCTTTATTGGCATCAAAATCATCGATTTCATTCAAAATTGCATCATCTATATCTACTTCAATTAATACAATGCCATAATGCATGAAACTATCACCTTGATTTAGTGCCTCGAATAGGTAAACCATATCTTTGGAGTTGTTGGAGCGATTTCCATCGCTCCAATTATCATTTCCGGTTTTGCTGATCGGCAAGATGCCATCTTTCAATATATTATTCAAATCTAGGATATCCACATTCTTGAATAGTTTCACGATTCAACACCTCTTATTTAATACCATTAATGTGCATTACTTTCATGCCTTGCATTGTCCAAAATTTATAAACGAGTTCAATTTTCGCTGCTTTGCAGTCATTAACTAATTCTTTTAATGTATAAGCGATGTGGCTTTCGTAACCGCCGCATTTAACAATGTAATAACCATGCTCTTTTGTAACTTGGATTGTTTCGTTGTTTACTTCGTTAAGCGCTGCTGCTAATTGTTTGCAAGTTCTAATCATTTTTATATCTCCTTTAGTAACTCCCTACCTTTATCTTGATTATATTATATATCATATTCAAGATATATGCAAGTACTTTTTACAAAATTTTTGCAAAAAAATAAAGGGTACCTACAAATCTGTAAGTACCCTTATTTAATCAGCATAGTTCAATCCATGTGTCCACCTTCACATGGTAAGGAGATTATGGATCACCCCCACATTATCGATGCAATGCACCGACCAAGAATAATGCTGCGTTACTAATCGCCCAAGTATCACGCTGCCTTCTTAGTCGCTTTTCTGTGTCATGGTTTCGCTTGATTTCGTTCTTCAATTCGTCTAATGAGGTCGAGGCTTGCTCTAATTTGTTCGCTTGCTGTGTTAGAACTTTCGAGGCTTGCTCCAACTCTTCGCCCTGTTTCTTGTTGATATCCTTCAAGGCGATTAAGTCCTTCGCCCTCTCTTCGTTGATAATCTTCAATTCTCTCAATTCGCTCTCTTGCTTGACCGTTAAGGCTTGCGCCTCGGTCAATGATAATTTTGAGTTGCTGATTGAGTTTTCGGCTGTCATCAAGCGCTCTTTGAGTTGATTCCAATCGCTCAATGGCACGATGATAGTTGGCTCTTGCGGTGAAGTAGCCTCTTGCGAGTTGGCCAATGCCAACGAGGAGCAGCACACAAATAGCACCAATAATAAGGCGCTTATAAGTAATCTGCTGTTTAATCGTTTCGATGTACATTTTTGCTTTGTCATACATGATAACCCCCTAATCGAGATCATTCCATCTTGCATCATATCCACGAACATCAACGTGGACAAAGTCTTGGTAATAATACTTACCAATCCCATCTGCACCGCATTCCTCTGCAATTTGGGCCAAATAGTCGACATCGATGCCATCATATGTGATATCGGCCGCCAAACCTTGCACATGATAAGAGTTTTTAACACCGCCAACCTCTTCATTGTGTTCCTCACAACGATATCCGCTATTAATGTATAATGGCACCCCTAAACGCTCACGGATAGCATCGAGCAAATCCACCAATCGCTTATCGATGATATGGTCTAATTTATTGCGACCACTCTCATCGACTTCATGCCTGTGGCAATTACAAGCGAACTCAGAGGAATCAAAATATTTGCCTATCTCCATAGTATTATCCTTTCATAAATAATAAGAGGGTAGCTATTCGCCACCCTCTAAACCTTATTTTTTTAAAACCGCATCAACCTTGCTTTGCACTAAGTCCAATAGGCCTGAGATTGTAGTATTCCCACCATCTCGCATATTTTCGAGAATAGAAAGGAACTCCACAGAGCCAAGATATAGCCACACCAAGTTGACTGCGAATGCGTAATTGCCGGCCATGAAGTCGAAACACCATGCTCCGGCTGTAGCAAGGCAATAGGTAAGAACTTTTGTGATAAACGGCTTTCGCATATGCTTGGATGATATCAATCCTTTGCCCCATGCGGCCGGAATTGCGATATATTTCGCATATCCGCTTATATTCTCCGGTTTTGCACCCATATCAACCAACATTTGATATCCTATCGCCGACCATTTAGTCAAAAGGTCAAGAAATACCAACACGATGAAAATGCCCAACACTTGAATGTGTTTCAAGCCAAGCACATATATCCCCACTTCGGCCACAACTGCAAGTAAGGCCTTGATGGCGAATGATTCAGTCATCATCCGCCAAGCCTCTTCCAAGAAGTGTGTAATTTCCGCCATGTGTTCCCCTTATTACGAATTATAAATGATCTACCGCATCGCCTTTGCTTACATATTTGTGTTGGGCATCATCCCACTCGATTCGAGAGGATTGGAAGTGAACATCATATACACCATATTGTAATGTGCCGAGTTTTACAGTGGAACTAATATTGTCATTATTAGCGAATGTAACATTTTGAGGTTTCTCAACAACGATTGGAATATCGCCAATGGCATTGTTATTTTTATCTCTAAAGCTATCCTCTCTTGTTACAACACTAACATTTTTACTTGTTTTAATTAGCACAGTATTAATTTCAGTTACCGCCCATTTACCAAGTACTTTGAAAGTGTTGGTTCCTGTGAAGTTTGTAACGTCAACTTCCAATTTGCGACCAAACAAGGAGTATCTTGCACCATTTTCCTCGAATGTATCATCTGCATTGGTAGTAACGTCTACACCTTTGATTTCTGCGCTGCCAACTTCACGATCAGCCAAATCATAATACTTAACCAAGATATTGGCAACTCCGAATGGTTCAATAGGAACTCGCATATTATCAGTTACGAACTCACGTTTCTCTCCGCCATCAACGGAAACCTTGAAGTGAGGTTCCCCTCGTAAATCGATAAATTCTTGACCAACTAAAGGCTGAATATATTCGATTGGCTTGTATGTTACATTGATAGAATCCCCAATCAATTCAATCAATTTCGCAAGAACTGTTTCAACACTAGAATCTACGAGATATACATTCTTTTGTTTGAGCAATTCTGCTGCTCGTTCGGCGCTTGCCGGTTCACCTTTTGGGCCTTGTTTGCCTTCTTTACCTTGTGGGCCTTCAGGGCCTCTATCGCCTTCATCACCTTTAGGCCCTCTTAGACCTTCAAGCAAGTTGAAAATGGAATCTTTGTCTAATTTTAAAGTTACTATGCTATCTGCCATGATTGTATCTCCTTATTAATGCATTGAAATATCCGGAATTACTGTGATTTTACCGATGCCGATTTTGATGCTGTTGGTATCATTGAAAATGAACGCATCATACATCAAATTTCGGTTGATTATTTGCTTTTTAGCTGTTACTTTGCCTAAAAGCGTGAATGTGATTCTCTTATCCTCGACTGTCGGCTCTAGTTCGAAGATAACCCCTTCATCGTGCCTTTTACGGATTTTGCACACACCTTGAAATCCATTGAGAGTCATATCGCTATCAGATGGAACCTCATAGATGATGCGGAAATCTTGGCCTTGATGAAGTTCAAAATCATGTTTGACCATAAGCCACCCCCTTGTGAATTAAAACTATCGCCTAATTGCTATACACAACACAAATAATTCGCCGATGCTAGTAACTACCATGTTTCCATAATTGGTATCGCCACCGGTAATTGTTGCAGAGTAGGCCGCACAGCGGTCATTATTCTCAATTCCGGCATTTACTCCGTGGTCATAGCTTTTGTGTGATAAGAATTTTGAGAATTGAATCTTAAAGTCAGTAGGTCGATAATTGAATCGGACTTCATTTGCTTTGAATTCTTCTTTGCTCCAATTCTTTTTTTGAATGTTATATCCTACAGGAATAAACGTGCAATCCGCTCGGTTATATCCTTTCGGAACAGGGCAATAATCACCATGTCGAACTTGGAACACTTGAATATCGAGATTCTTAACCTCAAAACCGGCTTGATAGATTGATTGGGCATCAATTCTTGAACCGGTTATATTAGCACCTACGATATTGCCATTCTTATCAATTCGGAATGTATTGTTTTCATTTTTGAAGGTGGTTCCTGTGATATCACCACCACGCAATGAACCGATGTTTGCGGAAATTGAGGATAAACTATCCACTTGCATATTCCTAGCAGTTACGCTGTTAGCTTGGAGCATCTTATTAGTGATGATATTGTCATCGAATAAGGCTTGCCCTGTAACGTGGAGTAGTTTGCCATCAATTCGTGTGCCGGCCGGTGTGAGGTTGATGCGGCTTATGAGTTCCTTGCCATCGAGTTTGCCAATGGCTTGCGTAACCTTTAATTCAAACCCTTGTGAGATTTGGGTTATTTGAGAGGTTACATTCCTATTGAGGTCTGACAATGATCGTTGATATGCGTTTGCTTGGTCGATGATTTTGCTGCTCAAACCATTCACATTGGTTTTTACAGTTCCCATCTCACCCTGTAAAGCCTTAACAGCCTTATCCATATCATCGAGTCCAAGTGATTCCAAATCTAGTAATGCCTTATCAATTTTGGCTTTTACAGTTACATTGATTGCATCTATTCGAGGGCCTTCGCCAAATATATCAGTAAACGCAACACTTACTGAATACACCCCGGCATCTAGTGGAATACTTATCACATTGTTAGGTGTGAAATACACTTTGGAATCGACATATACATTCATGCCTTTGCATCCAACAGGAATTGACTCTGTAGATACCCCAATACCATTCATACTGCCAACCGCTTGCACTTGGCTCGGTTTCTTAGGTAGTGGGACATTATAGGTTACTTCGGAAGGTGCGCCATAGCCTTTTGATGGGTTATGTGCATATAGGTACACTTTGCCGCTCCGATTCTTCAACACACCACTATAGGTTGTGTTATTGCTGCGACCAATCAATCCATCAGTTTGGCCAACTTTCAAATCAAGCCGGAGTTCATAGAAATCGATATCCGCATTCCTAACTTCTAGCCAATTGAAGTGTGCCATGTCGCTGAACGAGATGGAGAATCCTTGCGGTGCATTTGGCACCTCTGTTTTCATCGCTACAGTAATGCTCTTAGTGATGCCTTGCGATGTGTTGCCATGCACATCCTTAACCTTCAATTTCACTTCGTAAGTATGACCTAATTCGCAGCCACTTACTGTGATTTGACCATTACCGGAGCCACCATATTTCCATGTGCCACTCGGTTCACGATACCACAATTCGACTGTGTCCAAGCTGTTTATTGGCGGCACATCAAACTGAGCCACCACATCAAATGAAAGGACACCATTGCCAATCTCGTAGTACTTAGTGAAAAGTGTTACATTCGACACTTCCGGAATGTAATAAGGCACAATAGTATATTGATAGGATTGAACCTCATCAAGACCTTGCTCATTACTTCCGAATAAGTTCATCGATGTAAATTTGAGATATATTGTTTTTCCAATATCTTCCTTCCGATACGGATATCGGAATAAAGCCTCATCTACACGAACGAACCTTTCATCCGCATTGTGATTGATTGCGTTAGTACCATATTGACCTCGAACCAATCCTTGCAGCGTGTACCAATTATTAGGATGTACTTCAACATTCTCATAGCTGAGAGCCTCACCATTCACCCAACAGAGTGTATTGCCACGCTCCGCATCAATGTGAGTGCCACTTTTCAACACACCTTGATTGATGACTACATTGCAGAAGTTACCATTCTGAGCAAAGCCATATTTCGTGCGGCCCATTCGAGCCTGTTGAGATATATTTCCTATGCGTTGATATGTTTGGTCATTATCAGACACCCACACGGAGCATCCACCCCAACCACTTGGAGCATTTACACCCACAAATATCTGATTGCCACCTACATCACCAACTGTTTGGAATATCGCCACATCATTGACACTCGGAGCCTCTTGATTGTAGTCCACAAAAGGTCTTTCATTCTCATGCACGTTGTATTTAGCCGGTGCATATGTGCCGGCCGGCTTGCCTTCCGCTGTCAGTTCGAGTTGCCCATCGGCTGCCTCGTTTACTGATGTGATCACAACGATTTGATGGTCTAATTGGCATGATTTGTCGGTGAGTGTAACCAAATCACCAACCTCTAATGCACAAAAGGCCCAATCTAATCTGAATGTGTATTGCGTTTTAGCATATAGCCTTTTCATGGCTAATTGCTCGGCATAATACTGCGCTCGTGCTTTTGTATAGAGATAATGTGCTGTTTTCTTGGATGCCGGTTTCAATCCGTTCCGTTGAACATCAGCCACTACCTCGAAGGACACAGTTTCCTTCTCGTAGCTATTTGCACGATTAATGAACTCAACTGTAGCCTCGTTATAGGCCTCACTCGAATCCTTTCGCTTGTACAAGATAAGTTGACCATCAGAGCCGGCAATGAAGTCATCTGCGGTCAAATCATATTGGATTTGGTTTGCCGGTGTCCAATCTCCGATAGGCTTATCGGCTAATGGTACAATCTTCAATCGGTCAGTTGACCAAAAGACCAAACTATTAGTGATTTCCGCAATATCATTGATGACTTGCTGTGCTTTCGCACTCTTTTGATTTGGTGGTGTACTGATTAGGATATCAGCTGCCTTGCAGTACGCTCGGAAGTTATCAATCCCATCAATCACCACATCAGCGCCAACAGATTGCAGCACATGGACAATGTAATCAGCCGGATTCACATCGACACCATCGCCTGTTTCTAATAGCTTGCCTTGAATCTCGAAATTATACTGAGGAAGGCTCCCTCTATCCCCTAAATCGACTACACCGGCCATATATGCCAAGCCACTATAAGGCAATGCCTTATCCGGATGCTTGGATAACATATAAGGCCACGGAGTTTGACCATAATCACCTTTGAAGAGAGTTAGTTCAATTTTCTCATTAGGGTATTGGTACACCTCTTTATCTCGCCATACTTTACCGATGCCCTTAATTGGGCCTTCGCATAAGCCGATGGCTGCTGCTACAGTATAAGTGTAAGTGATCTCGGTATGTTTCGAGCCACCGCCCTTGCCTGTCCTTGTTGTGCTTTTATGTTCGTGTGCTGTGAAATCCTCATAATCAATGATGTTCCCACTCACACGAGTTGTGCCTAGAATCTCCGGCACCACCTCGCCATATGATGCGGTGTTGATTTGGAAATCGGCAATCATATCGGCTCTGTTTGTGGTATTTCTACCCCTACTGAATAAGAAACCCATCTTATTGCTCCTCTCTGTATCTATAAACCGCCCTCAAACGAGGTCTGCCCTTCTTATCGAAGAACAGAGTATCATCTAATTTCGAGTAAATAACCCCATAATCCACAAAGGCATGAATCACTAGGCCATCACCCACATATATGGCACCATGACTGATGCATCTGCCATATTGATAGAGAAGGAAATCACCTTCCTTGATTGGAGAGGTCATATCCACCTCATCTGCCACTTGCTGAACATATTTGAGATATTTCTCCTCGGAATGATGCAAGTGCCATTCATTAGAATAATTTTCTATTTCGAGCCTATCCGCTCGCATCACACCACTATCAACTAATGCTGCAACGAGCAAATAAGAACAATCAACACCTACACCACGAACCATTGTATTGTTCATATAAGGAGTGCCTAGCCATTTCTTGGCAGCCTCTGAAATACGCTGCCCAATGCTTAAATTACTCATCGTATGCTCTCCTTCAATGGCACATAAGGTGTTGCCCTATTTCTGCTGAAATTATTGAATTTATTCTTACAGTCATTTGCTGTCTTATCGCATCCGGCAAAGATATAGAATGTATCTCCGACCTTCGGTGCGATTTCAAGCGCACTCATGTAAACGATCACACCATTATTAGACTTTAGAATCTGAGTGGATTGTCCGGCCAATGGGCCTGTTATCCAATCAATGCCACCGGCAGCATAATAGCCATTAGCGAATGGCACATCAATGCGAATTGCATTTGTGCCGGCTAATGCTATAACCTTCCCCTTTTTTCGGTAGTTGTGGATATCAACTCCGCATTCTTTGGAATAGATACTGTAAGGGCATTGAGGATAATATCTGCGATTAGGGTATTCGATGTTTAGCTTTTGCACTATGGACTTTACATTCAGTTTCAATGTGAGTCCACCGCCTTGCGATACCTCACACAAACCTGTGAAAAGACCAATAACACCGATGATTTTGTTGGCATCGTCAAAGAACGCTCGTTTGAGTGTGAACTCTGCACCATCAAAACCACCATTGTGTGCTACCGCCATAATCGGAACACCGCCAATCTTATCTCGTTCATCAGTCGAGATGCTAACAGTCATTTTATCCACACTAACTGTGCTATTAGTGGCAATCTTATCACGCACGATGATTGGCCCATCGCCTTTATAGATTTTAGAATCATAAGACACACTCGCCTCAGATTCCGACCAATAATAAGAAACCCCACTCTTCAATCGCAATTCGTAGAGGTCGCAGCTATTAAAGTGTTTCTCATTGTTGAGGTGAGTCCTTAGTGCCTCACTAACTTCCTTCATATTTGCTCCCCCTATCGTGTAGTTACTAATTTGAATGATTTGGATTTGTACAGATTTGTATAAACGTATTCTGCTGTCATATCTCCGCTGAATCGAACGAGCCAATAATATGTGTAGTCGGCTGTGATTACGGAGTTAGGTGCAACTGTTTGACCGGCTGCCAACCTAATCACTCCCTTATCACTAACCGCTCTTATTGGCGAACCATTGGCATAGAGTTTCAGATTCTCTATGTGATACACAGGTTCGAGATAATCACCGAACTTGCGAACAGCTTGCCATGAGCCATCTGAACCCACACCAAGCCGAATGCCCTTCTCGGTGTTATCTTCCGGATCTAGCCAAAGAAATGGAATTGTGCCACCCTTCACTTGTGAATAGAACCCCATCAACTCCTTGTATTGCTCCGGAGTTAAGACCTCAAATTCAGTTGTGATGGTGTACTGAGGATAATTCCATGTGGTCATGGTTCGCACCTTGCCACTTCCGGAAGTCTTAACCTTAGTTTCCCATTTCTGCGCTTTGGATGATTTCCACCCTAATGATGTGATGTTTGGAAATTTTTTATAATCTGCCATAAATCACCTACCATGTGCCTTCCGTTCCAATAAATTCTCGGTCTTGGTTGACCATGAATTGTCTTAATGCCCTACCGCCACGAGATTCAAGGAACGAGCCGAAACTTTCGGAATCAATAGCACTCACATTGAATGTGATGCCACCGCTTGCACCTTTGCCACCGCTTGCATTGTTGATGCCTTCGCCCAATCTGTCGAACACAGTATCAGACAATGGGATTACAGCCTCTTCATATCTGCCCTCACCAATCTGTGCGATTGTTGGGCCATATGCTAGACCGCCACTCGCCATTTTAGGCATGGATTTTGCATCCATGAAACTGCTAAAACCACCGCTGCTCACAGAGTTCAAGGATGTTGTAGTAGCCAAGCCGGCTGCTGTTGCGGCCTGATATGCGGCCATGCCGGCAGTAGAACTCATGCCGAATGTAGCCATCGCCATTTGTTGGGCCAATGTTGCCCATGCCGGTGTTTGGGCCTTAGCTGCTGCAATGCTCGTTGTGGTTTGTTGAGATTGTAGCATCTTGCCAAATACAGCCTGTTTCACCTGTGCTGCAATCCATTGGGCCACGCTGTCAGCGATGGTTTTAAGGATTGCCTTGCCCATGTTTTGGAAAGCCTGTGTTACAGACATAGTGCCTTGTAAAAGTCCGGAGATGCCCTCTTGCATCTTATCGATGCCGGCACTCATGGCCTCAAACATCACAGCCTGTCCATTCCAATGGCTATCCATCACAGCCTGTTGATATTCTTCCATCAACTGCTTGCGAAGGTCATAGTTCTGCTGCATCGCTACATATTCATCAGTCAATGCGGTTTGTAAGGCCTCGAAGTTCTGTGTTCGCATAGCCTCATCAATTGCCCATTTCTCATCAGCCAATGTGCGATGTTGCTCTAATGCCTTTTGCATGAACTCTTGATTCTTGGCCAAAATCTCAGCATTCGCTTGCTCTGTAAAAGCAATTCGACCATCTTCCAACACATCAAAGGCGATGCCTTTGGCTTTGAGAACATCGATATAATGCTGCTGTGCCATTTTGTCCATTTTGACAAATTCATCGGTCATATTCGCATAGCGGTCTTGGATTTCATCAATGGCATCCGTATAATCTTTTGCCAATTGCATTGCCGGAGATATGGAGCCTGTAGAGTCCTTATCTGCTGTAGCAACAATGAAATCCTTCTGCATATCACGAATCTTGGTTTCGATGGAGCGGAGTTTAGTGAACTCCTCTTGCTTGGCTTTGATGCGTTTATCGGTGTAGACCTCATCAAGGAGTTTTAAATCCTCTTGATAGTTTTTGTTGGCTGCCTTAGATTTTTCGAGTTCCTCACGTTCCTTCTTATATTGCAACTCAATCAATTCCACTTGATTGCCTTGCATTTCTAGGAAGGATTGAAGGATTTTCTCATGAATCTGCTTGGCCTCTTTGGCAAGATCTTCGCCCTTACCCTTGCCGCCACCGCCTTTGCCTTTGCCACCTTTACCGGAGCCGGCATCGGAACCACCGCCACCGCCACCGCCTACATCAAGACCACCACCGCCGCCATCAAGACCGCTTGTGATTTGACTTGCGATATCAACACCCTTGTTGACGATATCTTGGGCCACATCGGCTGAGATTGTGTCTACTTGTTGGATTGCTGTAAATGTGCCACCGAAGAACTTTGCGACCTTCTCGCCAACGCTGTTGAGTTTGGCAATGAGCCAATTCAAAGCCTCGATGATTTTATTTACACCCCACACAGCGGTGTGAACCACACTCGACCATACAGCGGACATAGTTTCACTAAATCCACCGGCTGCCGCTTTAGATAACCCAAATGCAGCTGCTAATGTGGCCAACAAACCAACAACAATTGGGATAGGGTTCGCCATTAATACAGCATTAAAAACAGCCTGTGCAGCAGATGCCAACAATGTGCCTGTGCGTAAGGATGCATATAAACCTCGTAAGATTGCACCACTAGCCGCCAATCCAATCATTAGGCCTGTAGTAGTAACAATCACAGCTGCAAGTGCAGCCTTAGCAACAGTCCACCCATGTGTCGCTATAGCATTGGCAATCATAGCCGCCCTAAGTGCAATCGCTCTAACTGTAAAAGTGGCTAATATAGTGCTATTCGCAGCTACAATGACTCTCTGCGCTATAAATGCAGCAGTTACACCAACGATTGCCGCTGCTACAACAGGCATCGATGTTGCAACTAATGTTGCAAAACTTTTGATGATGTTGCCAACTGTAGACACCACCACTTTCATCGAGTTAAATGCTGCCGAAATTAAGCCGATGGACACTTGGGCCACCGCTGCAACTCCTCGAATGGCAATGCCAACGCCTTCAAATGCAGCCATGAAATCGCTGCTTGATGTGATGCTTGCCAACTGCTCCAAAACAGGTGTGAAGGCTTGAATAAATTGATTCTGAATGCTTTGGCCTATGTCAGCAAATGTCATAGGTATTTCAGCGAATTTCTGATTCGTTTCCTCAGCACTTCCATATAGTGCATTTTTGATGATATCCGCTGTAATAAGACCTTGTGAGGATAGTTCCTTCAATTGACCTACACTCATGCCCATTTCTTGGGCAATAGATTGAGCCAACATTGGAGCATTCTCCATGATGGAACGGAACTCATCACCTTGTAACTTACCACTCGCCATCGCTTGTGTAAGCTGATACATCGCACTTGTGGCCTCTTCAACACTAGCACCGGAAATTTTGAATTGCTTGTTCAATTGCTCAACGAAGAATATTGCCTCGTCATTGGAACTGAATGCATCTTTGGCCAACATATTCAGTTTGGAAACACTATCAGCCATTTCAAGATATCCGCCACGAGATCGTTGAGATGCTGCATAAATTTTATCCATGATTTCCGCAGTTGTTTGCGAACCATCATTGATTAGGTTGATGCGTGAGCGAATCTGTGCCATTTGGTCTGATAAATTAGCTGCCCCAACAGCCAAATCCTTCACCGCTGTGGCTGCTACACCAATGCCGGTGGCCGCTGCTGCAATCTGCAAGCCTTTGCCAACCTTATTCATGGCACCCTGTAAATCTTGCCCAAATACCTTCTGAGCCTTTGCAGAAATTTTATCGAGTTCAGAGGATATATCACCGCCAAGTTTTTGCTTTGCCGCTTGTGAAACCTTATTCAAGGCCCTTTCGGCATTGCTACTATCGGCGCTTATGGTAACTTTGGTTTCAATATCTGCCATTGTCTAAATCTCACCCCCTTCTGCTCTAAATTCTTTGATAAATTGCTCTTCTAGTTGTTTCTTTTCGAGTGCAGTCATTGGATATAGGATATCGATGAAATCCTTTGGTTCTACACCTTTACCCTTAGCCAATTGCGTATTCATGATATTAGCCACCCAAAAGGCTTTGTTTGTGTCTAATATACGTTGCCTACGCTCATACCCCTTCACCATCTTGTTGAACTCCATAGGCTGCAAGTCCATGAGTTCCCACGGTTTCAACTCTAAAACACTATAAGCAATTTCCTCAGCGTATCGGAGCCATTGAGAAAAAGAGGGGAGCGATTGCTCCCCATCTAGTTTTTTGGATTATTCTCCGATTCAATCGCTAATTTATCAGCATCGGTCATTTCGTTTGGGAACATTTGATAATAGAGTTGAGCGCCAAACACACCACTTGCAATCAAGGCCTTTGTAATAGGCAATTGAATAGCTGCAAGTGTGAGATTTTGCTCCTCATCCTCTAACAGTTCGCCAATCAGTTCCATATATTTATTTGGATTTCTGCCATATTGTTTCATGCCAATCGCATAGCCGGAAATGATGCAGTTGATAGGCCATTGAACCATAGTCAACAATTCACTCACAGGCTTGCCAACAGCGGCCTCAAATTCCATGAGTCGCTGCATATTGAACATAATATATTCGCCATGACCGAATAGATCACAATTAACTTTTTTCATCAGAGTTTCTCCTTAGCGCTAAAAATTTATATCGAACAGAATTATTGATTAGATGGTCGGTGCCGGTTGTAATTCAGACAATGGGCCAATGCCATTCAATTCGCCTTTGTAAGTTGCTACATCGTCATGCGGCGCACTTACAGACAATTCAGTTACAGATGCGATACCTGTGAAGAATGTTTTGTCCGGATACTCGAATTTAATGTGAACATTATCACCATTCAAGAATGCTTTTTCGAGCAATTTCAAAGATTCTTCTTTAGGCATAAGCAATGTTTCGATGCTGAAAGACCATTCCTTCAAGCCGGCAATCGTAGATTTCCAACCACCGGAACCTTTGTGAGATGCATCGATGCTATCAGCTTTTCGAGATAAATCGCCACTACGTTGGCCACCCAATAAAAGCCATTTGGCACCTGTGTTTTCGTTTGTACCTGTATTTAAGTACAACAAATAATTTTTGCCGGCTGTCGGCATATCGGTTGCAGTAGGTACATAAAGTTTGGTTTCTGCCATTAGTAAATTCCCCCATTAGAATTAGATTGTTTTAGATCATACATTCGAGCCTCGAATCGGTACTGTGTGCCAATGCATGGCCTTACAGAACCATTGTCGGCTGTCTTATTGGTACAGCGAATATCTACAATCTGATATCCGCTGTCCGGCAATATGCAAATATCCTCATTGAGTTCACCGCATTTGTTTCGGAAATCAATCAATATAGATTCGATTTCACTCTCCAATTTGCAGATGGCCTCATAAGCAACAGCAAAATCATCGGTATCGCTGCGAATCCAAGTTTCGAGATAGAACTCTTGTTTGAGCATCGCTTGAACTTTGCCATCAATTGGCAGCGTTTCGCCTCGACCTAACAATATAAGACCTTGCTCATCGACTCCGGCATTCATAGGATTTAAAAACCCAAGTTCTACCCTTCCGCCGAACTCAGAGGATTCAATTGCATATTTAATTTTGTTTAGTAGTTCAAGCCACATATTAGCCACCTCTATATAGTGGAATTGTGCGATATCCTACATATTTACTTGGTTGCCCTGTCAACTGTTCAGCAGTCATCTGACCTTCAATCATTGCAATTCTATCGTTGATATATCGCAATTTCTTGGAATAGTAGTCATCATCTTGCCCATTACGATTGTATTGTCCGATGAGCGATGCAGCCTTATTCATAGCTACTTCTCGGTAAGCGTAAAGCGTAACCAATTCATCAACTACAAATGACCGCACCACATCAGCATTGGGAACTCCCAAGCGCTTAGCCAATACATAGAGCCAAGATTCTGCCTTCTCAAAGTCAGATTCACGAACATTAGGGCCTAACAGTTCATCATTGAACTTCATTTCTTGAAATTGATATAGCATCATCACACCCCTCACAATTTAAAATGGAGATTGTTTCTGCTAGCGCTTACTTTCACGCTCTCAGCAACATCATTGAGTGCTACACCCACAGCTTTGGAGAATATCCCTCGGATTCTATCTTGTGAGCGGTCTAATGCATCATACAAGAATGGATCCGCAGCAGTTCCCTTGTGATGTACCTTCTTAGCGAACACGAACCCATTGCCACCAACAGGCACCCATCGGAGTGCCTTCTTGGTGTTTGGGAATATATCATGTTCTTTCGTGCCTTCGTGTACAAAAGGGCCATAAGGTGCAACTTTATTGTCGATATAGACTTGTGCAATCTTATCGCTAATTAGTCGCACATCAATGGCTCTCTCCAATTGCCCTGTTCTTGATGTGAATCCATGATTCTCTTGCGCAGTTGATTGCACAACTGTGGCACTAGCCTTCACGGCCTGTGTTAGACGTTTCTCAAAGATTCCTCGTGTATCCATCTATTTTTTACCGGATTTTTTTGTGCTTTTGCCTTCCTCAACAGGTTCCTCAGCGGATTCCTCAACAGGTTCCTCAGCGGATTCCTCAACAGGTTCCTCGATATTTGGTTGCTCGATTGTTTCGAGCGGTTCCAACACAAAACCTTGTTCGATTAAAGCGTCACGCACATAATCATCATCGGTATATTTAACTTCGTTTAGTCGGATTAAGCGATATTTCTCCATAGTTACCCCCTATTAAGCGCCAATATTTGCCCATACAGCTGCCAAACGCTCGTTTGGAACCCAAACGTCATGGAACTTACGATAATCCATCGCCCATGCGTTTGCTTTTTGATATGTCATTGGATCAAAGATGCGCATTGTGTCTGTTTTAGAAACAGCGATTGGACTTCTGCGGCTCATGATAATCCAGTTCACACCTTTTGCAGCTGTGTCGGCCTTGAAACCACCGGCCTCTTGACCTGTTGTTTTACCATCTTGGAATACGAACGCAGATTTCATGCGGTCGGATGTTACATTGATGATTGGAATATCGTTGTACACTTTTACTCGTGTATTAATTGCACCATGTTGGAATTGAGAAACATCAACTTGTTTTGTGAATTTCTCGTTGTTATTCAACATTTGTTGTGCTTTGTAGGACATGAGAATAACCAAGTCATTAGCATCGCCAATAAGGTCAAGGATGTTGTACAAGTCAGCATCCAACTTCTTCAATACATCAGCCTCAGCCGGATTGTATTGAGTTACTTTATTGGCCTGTTTTGCCAATGCTGTGATTTTAGAGATACGATATGCATCAACTTCCGGAATTACACGAGTGCGTTGGAACTCTGCCATAACTTTTGTTGCATTCGCTACGAAGTTGGATTCGTTCACAGTCATTGCATCCAATGTGAATTGTCTGCCACGGTCTTGTGTCATGTTGTAATCTTTGTAGGATAAGGAAACAGTACCTTTGTTATAACCTTCTTCTCGGTCATATGCTGCCAAGCCTTGCATGGACAATGTTGGGATTTTTACTGTATCGCCGCCATCATATACAACATCGCCGGCATTTACTTCCATAAAGCCTGTTGCTGCTTCCATTACCATTTGTTGGTCTAATACTGTCTGAAAATTCTTTGCTGCCTCAATTGTGTTTAAAGCCATAATTCACCTCATATTGTTTGTAAAATAGATTAGCTTTTTGGCGGTTCTACACCGGCCAATTTAAACATTTCAGCGAGTTGGGAATTGCCGCCCATTGCACCACCACTCGCACCACTTCCGGCTTGTTGGTTAGACTTAACTGCCCATGTTTTTCCTTCGAGATAGGCGGAAGTGCATTCTTCGATTGTGCCGATAGAACCATCTTCCTTTGTCCACCCATAGGAACCATCTTCTTGAACCTTGATTTGTGGTGTGATTAGCTTGGCTAATTCTTGCGGATCAATCGCATTCGCTTTTGTTAGTGCCGCAATCGTTTGCGCACTAATCTCGGAATTTGTACGCTTTTCAATCTCTTCAAGGCGAGCCTTCTCGGATTTCTCATTCTTTTCCATGAGCGTTTTCACTTGCTTTTCAAGTGCAATGAACTCCGGACTCTTATCGCCCTTGTGCGCCTCGTATTCTTCGACCTTACCCTTTAACTCATCTCGAGCTGATGTTAAATCGGTAATTTGTTTCTCGAATTTGAGGCGGTCAGCTTTGGCACCCTCGTTGATGCGAGATATTTCGCCTTTGAAACCTTCAACAAGTTCCTTGCCACCTTCGAGATTTTCAAGTTTGCTGTACAATTCTGCTAAAGTCATGTGTCATTCTCCTTTTCAACATGAATTTCGCCATCTTTCGGCTCCCCTAGTTGATGGCAATATAAAAGGCCTATGAGTTCGCTCTCATAGGCCTGTAGGTCTAAATATTTGATTTTTTGCTTGGTTCACGCAATTGGAATGGTTCATCATCCCAACCCCTCGCCAATTCAGTCCATGATGTTTTGCCTTTAGCCACTAACTTGCGACCTTCAACCCCCAACAGTTGCTCTTGATGTTGCTCTGATAAAGTATCGATGTAGGCCTTACCGCCTTTTTCAATATTCTCATGTGCAGCATCCATATCCACCTCGAAATCATATACAGGATGGCATAAGCACATACAATGTGGATGTGCCGGCAATCGTGGAAATTTGTCTTTTGGATAGACACCTTTGCCAAGTCCATATAAATCTGCATTCGCATAGAAATCGCAGATATCATATCTTGGATGCCTACTCCCTAACTTCCATTTCAAAGCCACTACATCAGGATCATTCATATATCGGCTCATCTGCCCATCAGCATATGCCCTCGCATTCTCTGTGCGAGCAATACGCTCGGCATGATATCGAGCCTTCTCTTGAACAGCCACTTGAATCGCCCTGTTGATGTCGATTGTGTTTCCATCTTCAACTGCTCGTATTACATCAGAATATGCAGCACGAAGGGATGGTGTAGTGTTCTGCTCAACTTTCCTTGCTGCTTGCCTAATGGTACGCTCGAAGGCTTGTTGACCTTCCTCATCGTTCCATTTAGGTCGCTTTAAGGATTTTACTTTGTTGATTACATCCGGCAACTTGGCAAGTGGTATCTTATTACCATAGCCATATCCATCGAATATTGCCCTTGCAGTTTCAATGTTGCTCTTGCCTTGTTTGATTGCCTTCTTAATCTCAGCAGCCACATCGCTCCTCACCTGTGGTGATTTACCATGTAACCGCTCAGATAATGTCAATTTATCGCTAGTCCATGCCTTCTGCATCGCCATTGAGATTGCCTTAGTTGAATATGGCATCTTCTTTCGCTTTGCCTTGTTAGGGATTAGAACACTATGGAACCCACGTTCAAAATTATGCACCAAATTAGCCTTTAGAGGTGCCTCTAGCATCTCCATAATAGGAAAGTCCTTATAAGCGGTTTGAACCGCCATATCGACCGGATATCCTAATTCGATTAATTCCTTAACCATTGCCTCAAAGGATTCTAGTGCCTCATTCAGCGTTTGGCTCGTTGTTTTCTTCGCCATCGTCATCACCTAATGGATTATCAAGGTCAAGTTTTGAGTTTGCCTTATCTTGCTCACGTTCAGCAGCAGACTTCTCAGCCTCACCGATGATGGAGTCCTTAACCTTCTTATCGAGGTTTGGCATATAGCTATCAAGAACTCGTTTCAAGATTTCAATATCGAATGTCGAGGATTCAAATTCAAGGTCTTTCGCCTGTTGGGCCTGTGTTAAGGATTCAGTAACATCATTTACCTTGAAATCTCTCGGATATTCGCACTTATAATTCACTTGATCATTGCTCCACAGTTTGTAGAGTTCAATGATATCCTTCTCAGCCTCTTCGCATTGTACAGAGAAATCGGATAATCGCTGATTAGTACGCTCGAAATCCCATTGCTTTGCAACACCACTCTTGGCTTGCTGCACACCAATAACCGAATCAATACCACTCATCCGATACATTTCATTGATGAGTTTATCAATCTGAGCCATTAACACCTCTGCCGGCCCTTTATCCGGCGCAATGAAGTCCGGAGCCTTAGAGGATTCCACAGGATATGCCAATAGGTTATCCGTGCCGATTGTGATATCTTGCAATCCATTGTGGTCAACAGGCATCGTGAGGATTGAGAATGTTTGATTGTATAGGATTTGAGAGAGCAATGAACCCAAGTTATACACATGGGCATTGGTTTTGGCAATTGATAGGAACTCCGGCGGCGGCAGCATATCAACCTTGCGAGATGCTCTACCGAACCATTGAACGATTGGAATTCTGCCGATGTTATGCTCACCACTTGCGATGACCTTGCCACCCAACTCCTTAATCACCCAAGAATTAGGTGTCCATGTGTGCATCCTTGTAATCTTGGAGCCATCAGAGTTGAACAGATTGGATGTATAAGAGAATGATTTCAACTTCCCATTATCATCAAATTCATAGTTCGCCACATTCTTAGGCTCAACCGCTGTAAGATATGGCATATTTCTGTTCGATAAGTTATCGGCTAGCGTTTCACCGAACTCACTCACATTATCAACCACTATATACATCACACCATACAACTTGGCCATCGTGGCATTTTGTCGAACGAACTCTTGCAGCGTAGTGCCTTGCCGGTCTACGTTGTGAAGAAACTCCTCGAACATTTGGGATTTATTGTATTCCCTTTTGATATCATCCTTGAATATCGGATCTACAGAGGCATTTAAGATTGGGCCTGTGTAGTTCAGATAGTAGGCAATACTTCGTCTAAACTGAATTGATTGTGAACTCTCACGAGTGTGGGCCGTGATTGCACTACCATTGGCGAACATCCCACTACCATAATATGCATCATGTAGCAGTTCATATTCACCACTTCTTGGATTAGAAAATTCTGTACCCATTCAATATCCTTTCTAATTAATATTAATCCGGCCGCTTTTGATTTGCGGTGCATTAATCTTCTCAGCAATACCTGTTAGGGAATCCGGTGCATCATCATGAGCATTCTTACCTTCCCTTTGGTATTTCATTACATCACTCGCAAATTGTGGCCATCTATCTCGCCAATTACGAGGGAAATATATATGATTCATCACCCATGTGGCATTGGATTGAATACGAGCAATCTTATTGCCACTTTGGTGGAATGCATTTATAGAACATTTGTTTGAGTTATACTTGTTGAGCAGTATCTCACGCACATTTCGGCTGAACCCTCGCCCACCATTATTGGACTCGATATCAGCCACATTCACATTGTTTCGATATAGCATATCAGCTACTGCCGGCTCCGTGATTTCCATTGAGTCCTTCGTGTAGATGATATCCAACACATAAGCCTCGTTGTTGTATACACCATATGTGATGCTAGATAGATAATCGCTGCCGGTGTCTGCTGTATCTGTGTAGTTCTTAATACATGAGAATACAGGGTTGCCATTCACATCCATAGGAACCTCATCATAAGTGAGTAATTGCGGATACAGGCAGCCTTTTAAATCGATAGGCACTTGCTGATAGTTAGCGCTTGCGATATCTTCACCCATCGCCCTCACCTTAGATTCGTAAGAGGCTTTAGATAAAACTTCCTCGCATAGCATTGAGCCATCATCTTGCAATGCCTTCATTGTGATTACTTTGGCTTTGAATAATGGATCATCCTTAAAATGCTCGATTGCCCTTCCGGCCAAGTCATCAGATGCCCATCGTGTCATGATGATAATTATCTTGCCGCCTTCCTCTAAACGTGAAAGCATCGTATTAGTGAACCAATCCCAATGCCCTTCTTTGATATTGGCATTATAGGCCTCTTCACTATTCTTGATAATGTCATCGATAATCATGAGCGAACAGCCGAAACCTGTTGCAGTACCTGTTGGCGATGTAGCTAGATAAGAGTTATTTTGACCTTCAATGCTCCACAAATGAGCCTGTGCATCACCTACAGCCACCTTTGTGAATGGGAACACATCCGAGAATACCATGATATTGTCATCAGCCTTTGCCTCTTGAATAGAGTTCCTAACAGACTTGCTGAACATTTTGGAAAGTGTTTCGTTATATGAGCCTGTCATAATCTTTGCCGATGGATTATTCCCAATGTGCCACTTGGTCAGCATCTGCGCTGTTCTACTCTTGCCATGTCGAGGTGGCATATTCATGATCAGCACATTATATTCATCGCCCTCTATGAAAGATTGCAACTCATTACATAGTTCAACGAGATATGCTCTATCCTTGCGATAGAAATCGCCGGCCATCAAATGGCAAAAATAAAAGAACTCCCTTCTTGCGAGTTCCTTCTTTGCTGCTTGTATGATTTTTTGTTTATTCATCGTCAATCAGCGCCTTTATATCCGCTGTATCGATTCCATCAAATGGATTGTTTACCTCGATATTGGCATCGACCTTCTTAGAATCTCGCCACACTTCCGGTTTGCGGTTCTTTAGCCAAAAGATTAAGGATGTAGGGTTTGGAGCCATGTCCTTTGTTACCCTCTTTACTTCCACAATCTCGCTCTTACCACTTTCCTCATCGTCAATCCTTACGCTCGTAACTTCATCATAGCGATATCCTAATGCACTTTTAAGCAATGCATTTTCAACTATGATATCAACTACTTCCTTGCCTCTTTTAATGGCATCATTAAATTTTGGATACTTCTTCTTCCACTCATATAAGGTTCCGATGTGAATGCCTATGTTATGAGCAAGCTGAACATCGGTCAAGCCATCTCTCGACCACCCCTCTAATCGCAAAAGGTTATCCCCTTCTATCCAATCTTGATATTTCGGTTTTCGACCGGCATTTGGATTCTTCTTCCCTTTCATACTCATGCACTCACCCCCATTCATGGAAATATGTAATTGAACGCAAAAATACCCCATATCGGCGGTTGTAACCGATACAGGGTATCTTCGCAGTATGTGTCGTTAAGAAAGGAGGATATAAATGAAACGTGTAATTCACCTATCACCAATAACATTATAACTCTGTTCAAAAGAGGTGTATATGAACACTTTTTGAAAGGTTTCTATTGCATACAATCTTTTATAAAGCATAGGCTCCAAAGAAGTATATCGCCAAATCCTCAGTTGCTACATTTAGCCAATTATACACATTTCTTTCGCTAGTGCCACGCTTTTCAGCGATTTCAGATATGCTTAGTCTGTCGATATACCTATCATGCACACAATCATAATATGGTCTATCCATTTTAATGCAGTATTCCTTGTATACCTTCATCATCTCGTCAATATGGTAGATGATGAGTTCAGTCCTTCGCTTGCTTGCTAAAATTGACTCTATTTGAAGAAATCCCTTTCGGTTGAATACCTCATACAGTACCGCTTGCAAGTCTGATGGTGTGAGCGTTTCTTCACTCTTAGCGATTGCATTCATACAATGCTGTTTCATTGCCACATATCCCTCTAGCAGCACAACTGTATTCTTGACCGCCTTCTCATTGCGTTTTGCCAACATATCCTCATTATGCTTGCGATATACTTCGATTGCTGTCTGTGTTGCCACCTTCACAATCTTTGATAGTTCTTCATCTGAAATTTTAAATGGTTCCGGTTCCGGTAGTTTATAAAATTCCATGCATTCACCCCCAAATCAGATGCACACCATAGCTGAATAGCAATATCATAGCTAATACACCCACGATGCTCGCTATAAGCATAAATATCATAACCATCATACTAATTCGATTCACCATTTTGTGGTGATCATTGATTTGTTCCTCAGTCAAATTCTTCACTTCCTACCAACACCGGCCTTCCATTACTCTTCACTTTATATTCAAGCTGTCTTATCAATCTAACCCCATCAGGCACTCGCCCATTTCTGAGCAGCCATTGGAGTGCCAATCTATTCATTCCATCGTCTAACTCCTCACGCTCTTTCGATGTAATCGATTTAACCACTTTTGTATCGCAAATTTCTTCCCTTGCCTGTTCCTCTATAGCTGCAATCAATTCCTTACTCACACTCGAAACATTTGGGAACCATTGATGACACTCCGCCAAATAGAATGTATCTCTTCCGCACTTTTTGGCCATTTTCAAACCGGTATCTTTAGCCTTTGCGAGTCCTATAATTTCATTTTCTCGTGTCCACTCTACGCAGCCATTATCGAGATATGCCACATATGTTGTATTCATGGCTTACCACCTTCCGCCAATCGAATCTCGTGAGCCTTAGCCACCATATTCGAAACAGCATCCTTCACTTCTTTGCTCCACGAAGTTCTTCCGCCTGTGTATACATAAGCATCGCCATTCTCGTATTTAGCAAAGTGGAGTGGGTGCCACACCCCACCATCATATAATTTCGCATATACAGGTGTATCAGTTGCGACCTTACTCCAATCTGTGATGCCTAGATATTCGCCGATATCAAGATAATTCGGTTCGTTAAAATCCGGCAATAAATCTGCTATAGCATCAAGTCGATGGTATGTATCACGCAATAATGTGGAACCATCTTCTCGTTGCTCCGGTTTTTTCTCCACACCCACATAACCAAATATATCTCCGAGATAAACTATATATTTGATTCCTTTATCGTGCAGTTGTTTAAGCAGCCACTCTCTGCCTTCTCGATTTGATATCATACTAACCCCCTATTTCAAATGTACTTGCAGCACTCTTTCGACTTCTCTGCGATGAGGATATTCGGAGAGAATAACATTCTCCACATATCGGATGGAGATAATATCACTCGCCTCGAATACCCTGTATATATCACGCTCTTTTAATCTGATAAACGTGCGATAATACCTTTCATCGGCTATCATCTTGGCATATTCCACAGCGACCTTCAATCGGTCATTATCTATCCCATCGATACAAGTCAAAGTCAGTTCAGGCCTTCCTATCGGAATATCTCTAATCAGAAAACCATCAAACCCATACTTCTCTAAATCGCCAACGCTAGGCATCACACATCACCTTCTCCCCTCTGCTTGCTAATCAATCTATATAATTCGTGTTTCACATATAATCTTGTATGTTCCACACCTTCATCAAGTTGCCCCATGATCATTCTTGTTGCATTAGCAACAAAAGATAAATCAACTCTTACATGATGCCCTTTGTAACCCCATATATATCCGTCAACTCTCGGATATCTGTCTAAAGGATTGATAGTGAAATCGCACTCCGGAACTACAATATCATTGCCCATAACGATAGTTAGTGCAAACCTTAACGATTGCAAATCTAATGTATTTTCACTCATAATCACGCATCACATCCAATCACAGCACAAGATGCAGCAGCCACTCCGCCGGAAATCACCATCATAGAGAATGACCGGCACACAGCCTCGAATCCAACTCCAAACAAACCTATCAGCCACAACATAATCGCAATGCACATTGATGCAAATGCAATTAGAGATATAATCACAGCTATCACACATAAAACCGCTGCCAAATCTTTCATATAATCACCCTTTCGTTTTTAACCTTTCCAATCTCATCCCTGTGCTTAATAGCCGCTTTCTCACAGCACAGAATGACGCTCCGCACTTGGCTGCTATTGCTCGTATAGTTAAACCCTCATTCCGTAAACGAACCAATTCATTGATATCAATATCTGTGCGGCTTAATCGTCTTTTATGTGGTTTTCTGAGTCCTAACTCTTTTAATGCCTCATCCGAATTTTTGCGACCATATATGCAAGCACCAAGAGCCAACCAATTGCCAACATATTCCAATTTCATATATCCCCTCTAATACAATTTTCTGTATTTGAACCTTCGAGCAATCCGCCCATCTTTATGTCTCATATAAGCGACCATATCGCCATCGAAGTTCTTGATAACTCGTTGTGCTGCGATATATCCGCTATATTGGATATAGGCATCACATTTGCCATGACACCCTACCTCTCTAACCTCGCAATCCTTACATGGTGATTTTGACATATATCATTCACCATCGCTCTCCAATTGCTCGATTTTATCTAATAAATCAAACACCTCATCACTTGTTAAATATCCGATCACATCATCTGTGATTGGTGTGTCATAACAAAGTTCATCATGATGCAATACCGCCAATTCATAAGGATGTGCATCATCACAATAAGCAATTCCACCGGTAATTACAGATGCGCCATATCCGTTATCAAACTTAAATTTCCATTGTGCGCCATCCATGCGTTGGTGCTGTTCACATAGTCCATTGTGTGCTTGAAAATCTTTGTATTCTTTCATTGTTTAACCCCTTCTATCCCTTAAAAAATACCAACCATATTGTTTTGCCCCTACGTTGGCCAATTATCGGCTTGCTAGGTAGCAGTTTTTTGACCATCGAGAATGAAACTTGTTCTTCGTTCCATTTGAATATCATAGTTCCATTTGGCTTTAATACTCGCCAACACTCTTCTAAACCTCGTTTTATATCTTGTTGCCATTCGCCTTCTAAAACACCATATTTTAATTTCAAGAATGATGTATCTCCGGCATGGAGCAGATGCGGTGGATCAAAAATAACTAAATGAAAAGATTCATCTTTAAATGGCATATTGCGAAAATCACCAATTACATCCGGATTCACACTTAAACTTCTGCCATCACACAGCGTGGTTTCTAGCGTTCTTTTGTCCATAAAAATTGCATCTTCAAATTCCTTATCGAACCAAAACATCCTCGAACCGCAGCAAGCATCTAAAACCTTCATAATCTCTCCTCTAACTAATCAGCTTTATTCGGAACTTCTCATCATCTATTCACCCATTTCATACACCCTATCCGCAAATAATACATTTGTGCTTTAGGACTTAAAGGATAAGCATCTTTCCTAGCTTTCGCTCGTTTCACAAATCCACCAAACTCATATATATTCCCTCTAAAATCAAGGCTATCGATCTCATCAATCAAAATTAATCCGGCATCACCGATTAGGGATTTAATTTCATCACGATGTGCATCATATAAACTTCTTGGAATTGCGTAATAAAGATATTTAACATTCTCGCAATCATGATATCTTTTCTTTTTAAAGTCATTCCTAAAATCTTGAATGCTTGTTTTTATCTCAATCTCTGTCAAATATCTTGTTTTCAAATCGAAGTATATGAAATCTGCCTCATACTCCGTTTTTCCTACGCAGTACATATTTACATTTGGGATGCATATCTTTTTCAAAAATAAATGTCTGCCTAACACATATTGAATATCTCTTTCTTCCATATCATCGCCCTGTACTACCAAATCCACCCTTGCGGCACTCCTTGATATCATCCGCATCATTTACAGTTGTGCCATATGGTGTGAATATCCCTTGAACTAATCTTTCGCCTTCCTTCACATGGAACGGAACCTTGCCCATATTAATGAGAGGAATCATGATGTGTCCTTCGTTCTTTTCGTTGTTGTAATAATCTGCATCGATGATGCCTTGACCATGAATGAGGCAAACCTTATTGTTGATTGCTACGCTACTGCGCATATGCAAGCCAAGATACTTATCACTATCGATTTGGCATTTCAGTCCTGTAGGAACTAGCACCACATCGAATGGATTTATCACCATGCTTGCTGCTGCACAGATATCATATCCGGCACTCAGTTCGCTTTTTCGAGTCGGCAATTCAATGCCTTTATGTTTATAAGCCTCTACTATTTCAAATTTGTTCATTTTTTCGTTTCATCTCCCTATTTCTAGCTGCTAACTTATTGCCACACGCTCTGCCACAGGTCAGCTTTGTGGATGACTTATAAGGAACATCAAACACCGCTCCACAGATTACGCAATGGCGAGTGGTTAAGGGAATAATATCCCCTTTTCTGTTGTTGAATTTGTATCTTACAGGTGTTAGATGCGTTTCAGTCATTGGTGTGTCGTTCCACACCGGTAAATCTTCCAAGAAGTTTGGAATCTTATTTCTAAAACGATCATGCACCGCTTTTCCGGTTGTAATAGTCATGTGTGTGTGGTTTCCTTTCCTCTAATCCTCAACTATCATGAGGCGCTTTCTGAGGTCGATTTCATTGACATATATCTCTTGCACTCCGCCGATATCATGAACTTCCGGACAATCGATGCTGAGATAATCATTCAAATCACGTTCGATTTCTTCCGATTTGCATTGTGCATCCTCTAGTGATTTGGCACTAACCACTACATCAATATCGATTGTGCCTCTGTATCTAACACGAAATTCATTCATAGCTTGAATCCTTTCTTTCTGTAATCCAAATATGATATAGAGGTGGGATATCGTTTCTTCTTCGATATCCCTTTATTCTTCGGTTTGCTCACCTTCGGCTTTTTGGTGGTGTCGCACCTTCTTGCCTTTAGCTGATGCAATACACTTTCATCGCTCGCTGCATCGATGGTAATCTCCACACGAGGGTTTTCTTTGTCGAACCCAACAATATGTGAGCCATTATAGTCGGCAATCCACATATCATCAGAGATTATCGCTGCATCTTGCAGAATGTCGCTTGTGGCTTGAAGTAATCCAACGAGATCCGGCCAACTTCTCCAATCTGCTAAATAGTAGCGGCAACAGATTGAGATAGGCCCATCATAGGACTTCACTAGGTTAAGATTGTTTAGTTGCTCTAACGCTTTTTTTTGATAACTTGAAAATGCTTTTGATGGTATGAGTTTCATGTTATTGTCAACCTTAACTATTCGACTTCCGTTCTTTTTGGTTCGTGGTGAACCATAAATTACTACTTCCACATTGCACCTCTATATTTCTGCTTTAATTTTCTAATTCTATACCCCAAATTTAACCGCTGAGGCTTGTCTAATGTTTCCCACGATAGAATTATCACGGAGAATATTAACTCGCCTTATAGAGCGTTTAAATCAATTGAGTGGTTTATCCACCCCCTCGCCGAACTCACCGGTGATTTTAGCGAATGTTTTATCAAGTGCCTCAATGCCATCGACACCGGCCTTCGCTGCGGTGAATCCAATCACCATTGCATCGAAGAATTGTTTCTTATCTGAATCATCAATCATTGATTCAAATATCACCTGTGTGGCTGCTGCGCATAATGCTGTAGCAACTGACTCAGCACTTTGCCACTCGCCTTCCTTATATTTAATTCTGAGATTGTGATTCTTTTCTTTGATTTTGATTTTTCTCATCGATGGGATGCTCCTTTGAATATCGCCTCTTCATATTCACCTCTGAGGCGGTCATAAATGCGTTGGCTGTAATGATCTTTAGTCCAACCATCGCTGTAATTCGTTGTTAATACAATGGGTTTCATCCGGTTGTATCTGTCTATGATGATAGACTCAACCTTTGCTGATACCCATTCAGATTTTGAATACTCTGCTCCAAAATCATCGAGTAGCAGCAACGGAATATTTCTCAATTTTTGCTCATAGTTCATGAATGCCACGTTATCGCCCTTTGATAACGTGAGCATATTATCTAAGAGGTTTGGCATCGATATCATCATTCCGCCTTTGCCCATGTCAATCGCTCTTTTTAGCACACTCACCGCAATTGATGTTTTTCCTGTGCCGGCCGGCCCTCTGAGGATTAACCCCTTCCCGAAATCAAGATTGTATTTGAGGTTATCCGCATAAGCCTTCACAATTGCATATGCCTCTTTATTTTCTGCCGGAAATGTTCCGTGTTCACGCAGCCAATCAAACGACATTGATGCATATCGCTTTGGAATGCCGGCAAGGTCATAGGCTCTTGATTTTTCATCACGAACCACTATCGGACTTTCATAAATCGGATGAAAGAACTCATATTTAGGTGGCTCCGTGAACCCTCTCGGATTCTTTATCCCAATCGACTTGTTCATCTTTTTTCGCAGATTTTCGATCATCTGCGTAGGATTGTATTTTTCTATTTTTCAACACCCCTTCAATGTATTTCACATTGGTTGTGCCTTTGTTCTTAGCCACTTCCAATGCACTCAATACTTCATCAACCCCATATTCAAGAACCAAACTTTCTAAAACTTCCATCAAATAAGAAGAGATATCACCAAAGTTATTTATCCAATTATTAAATACAGGCTGCATGAAACTCTTTTCTTTACTTTTATTTTCTTTACTTTTATTTACTTTACTTTCTATTTCCTTTTCTTTTCTTTTCTTTACTTTACTTTGTGGGATTATCGCACTCATTTTTTGAGTTTCTGTAGACATAATGTCAACATTAACCGAGTTATTGTAATCATCGTGTAAACAATAACATTGCAATAACGTGGGTTTCTTCCGCCTTTCGGTGATTTTTGTATACCTACTCTGTATGCCTTTTGATGTTAAAATTTGATATTTTTCAAACATTTCCATCGAAAAGAAATCAACCTCACACGCTTTTTTGATAATCGCACTTACCTCTTCAACACTCATCATTGTGTCGAATGCGATGAGATTTATCTCATCATCTGTGGCTTTCATGAAGTACCCCTCATCCTTGTAGATATTAGATAGGATGTATATAAGTACCGCTATCGATTGGGATTTATGCGCCACCATTATCTTGCGAACTTTTATGTCGGACAAAAAGCCAACATCGAGGGGGAAATAATCCACACCTTTAGAGATAGGGCGAGCCATTAAAACCACCTTCCTAGAACTTCACATATTCTTTAGATCTGCCCATCTTCAAATATCCAATTTGAAGAGCATAATCAATCATGCTTTTTACATCGTTGGCCGGCACCTTTGTGCGTTTCTCGGTTAGTACGAAGAATAACGGATTATAAGGGATTGGTGAGCCATTTGACTTCAATGCATTCGCTTTGATTGAATCCTTCACAGTAACCCATGCGGAGCCAAACTGTTGCAGCATCATATCTTCATTATTCATCTTTAACATCCTCACTTCCGATTAAATCCTTCAATGATACAACTTCCGTATTGCAGCAAGTACAAACAAAGCAATAGATGGAATATAGTTCATCGATAATTGGTTGCTTAGATTGGTAAGCACCATTCTCTTTTGCAAGTGCCTTGATTCGCATCAACAAAACCGCTTTTACTGTTACATCGAACTCATGATTCATTTTGATATCCTTTCTTTTAAGACTTTCATCACTTCTGCTGATTGTGGGCCATGTGCCATTTCGTGGCATTCCCTACACAAACAAGCTAGATTATCAAGATTCGACAAACCACCTCGGCCACGGAACAGGATTTGATGCACTTCCGATGCCATCGCACCGCACAGCACACATAATCCTTGATCACGTTCAATGGCCTGTGGTCTAGTCTTTTTATATAAGGCCTCATCAGCCTTCTTTCGGCTGTTCATCTTCCCACCTATCGAGGAGTGAATTGATATAGCTGCTATCTTCGAGTGCTATGCCTAACTGATTGCACTCTGTAACCAAGCTATCAATCAGCCTTGCCATCTGCTTAGTGTCATAGGACGAGGAACCCATATATAAGAACAGGACTGTGGTTCCTTCGATTTTGGCACTTTCGCCCATATCCTCAGCGAACCACCCCAATCCGTTCCGGCTCCATCTATCCATGATTTTCTGTTTAGCACTTGGCAGCACTAACACTCGCTCAAATACACCACATTCTCTGATGGCTCTTTTGTATACATCGACCTTCGATATATAGCCATTCTTGGATAGTTCCTTTGCGATTTTCTCGCATAGAACCCAACAGAATGCATTGGCATTCAAGCTGCGAGATTTTGACTTCTTCTTGATTTCGATGGAATACTCAACATCCTTATCAATATCAGCGAGTTCATTATCTCGTGGAGCCGGCATCATCACCATTACTCCGATAGGGGATTTAAAGGTTTCAATTCCCTTTGTAATCCATTTCATTAGTAGCTATTCACCCAAGCCTTTAACTGTTGAATTTCACTCAAATCTAGTTGAGTACTAATTTTATTGAAGGTAGCCTTTGTATATTTGGCCAAATCGGATTTTTCAATCCCTTTTGCTGTTGCTAACTCAACAACTTCATTCAAGGCTTGAATTGTAACCTCAGACACATTATTGGAGTTGGCATCGTCATCTTCTTCCCATGCCACACCTAGAATTGAAGATAGGCTATATCTCCGGCCATACGTTACAACGCTGCCGACACCTTGCGGATCTTTCTTCACCAAAGGCAATGTGAAAGGTTCTGCCTCAATCCACTCACCGCTTTCATGCAACAATCTTGTAGTTACAGTTACACTTCCATCGGAAGTTTCCGGAATCTGCAAGAACGAGATGCCATTCTTCGCCAAGATAGGCCGAACAGCTTGCAGCAATGCATCAAGGGTTACATATTTAGATTTGAGAAATTCATTCTTTTTGGTACGCTCCGGATCTGACACCTCTGCTTGGAACTTAGCCAATGCCTTTGATATTTCTACGAGGGATTCACTGTGTTTCATTAGATTCTGCTCCATTCCACACCGATTTTATTCAAAGTATCTTCGATGATTTTGCGTTGGGATTCAGTTGCTTTTAGTACATATGTTGTGCGGATAGTTTCTTCAACTTCCTCAAATTTCATAGGTTTTTGTGGGAGTGGAGGTTCTACCTCTACAGGTGCCAATTTCTCCACATCGATTGTGTGGGCCTTAGCAGCTTGCATCTCAATCTCTAATCGTTTATCAAACTCATCAGCGAGATATCCATCTAATTCGGAGATAGAAACATTCATTACTTTGTGAGCCACATCATCGAAGGTGATTGGTGTATTCAATTCATATTGTGAGTTGAATATGTCAATCTTCAATTTGACCATTTCTTCCTTTTCTGCTCGCATTTTAGCAAGTTCATCATCGTTATTTTGCTGTGCTAAAAGGTCATTCATTGCTGAGTCGATGGCACTTGCTGTGGCATCAATTTTGGCTGTTTTGTTTTGCCACCACTTCGGATCAGCCACAAACCGATTCCGATATTCCTCACGAATACCAAGTGCCTCAAATTTATCTCGAATCATATTCATTACTAATTCTTTGCGTTTTTCTGTTTCGATATTCTCGAACTCTTGAATCTGATTGGAGATAGGTGCCTCTACTCGGCTGACCACAGCAAGCACCTGTTCGAGTTCTGCGGCAAATACGTTGTAAGGTTCTTTCAACAAGCGTTTTTGCTCAGTTCCAAATCGCTGCAAGTGTGTGCGAACACTTACGATTTCACGAAGGACACCCTTCATCTCTTTCAGATTGTCTTGTGTTACTACAAGATTGTTATATTTTGCCAATTTCTCCTCTAAATATTTGGAGATTTCGGCATTATTCCATACAGCTCTGCCTACAGATTGAATAATTTGAGGCTCTACGCTTTTAACTACTTGAATATCAGTCATTTCCATGTGTGTGGTTTCCTTTCTTTACAGTTTGTATTAAATGACATAAAATATAGGTGTGTGGTTGCCTTTCTTGTGATTCGCAAGAAGGCTGAGTGCTATTTCTCCTTTGAGAAATGGCACTTTTTTTATTTTGTGATGAATATCACCAAATTAATAACAGCAACAGCCATTGTGATAGTGAATATTGCGGCCGCCAACAGATTGATAATTTTATCTACCATAGATATTCCCCTGTAACCCACCAATATGAAATACCGAAGAATAAAAACAGCGTGAATGCTGTGAATACTAGCATTTCAAATGTGCTTGGTTCGTTATTGCGCAGCGCTCTTCGTTTGGCTCTCTTTTCCGCTGCTCTTAATCTGTGAATCCTCATTTTTCCTCTCTTTCCAATCTTCAAAATCAGCTAGATTCTGAGGATTTTTATAAAACTCATATATTGCATCTATTAATAGGTTCATGCGATATCCTTGCACACCGCATCAATGCCTCGGCTTTTCATGATTTCGTGGATCATTAATCTGCCTTTTTGAGTCCATTTTGTGGTGATTTTAGAATCCAATCGACCATCAGAACGTGTGAATGTGAATGTTTCGCTTTTGGTGTAACCTTTGCCCATTTGATTCTTATATAGAATCCATTGGCCACCCACGCTGCGTTGAATCTTCTCTTCTTCAAGAATTTTATTCAATGCTCTTGCTGTGATATCGTAATCAGCGGCAATCTGCGTGATTGTCAACGCACTTGTGCTGCTTAGGATTTCATCAACATAATCTCTAATAGGTTTAAACTCAGAAATCTGCTGTTCCTGTGCAGCGATTAGACCTTTCTGTTCCTCTAGCAACATTTTTGTTTGGTTATGTGCCTCAATTTCGTTAGCGTATGCTTTTAAGGCATCCGGCAACGTTCTAGGGATATTCATGCTATACGTTCCGTATTTTCGAATACTAGGGAGTACATCACTTGTTACCCAACGTTTAAATTGTTTTGCGTTTGGTAATTTGCTAGATAGTACCAATGAATAAAGTCCGCTTTCATTAATCAAAATCGTTTCTTTATTTTGATTACCATCAAACACCATTGTTTTTGTTCTATCTTCTTCATCAGTATGTCGGTTTACATCTCGACTACCGTTTTGGTATCCGAGAGCATCAGCGACATCCTTTGCAACAAACCAAGATTCATCGCCTTGTAATAAAACTCGTACATTCCCAAACATTGCATTGTTAAATACTTGTAATTTGTTCATTTGTTCACGCTCCTTTCTGTCTATTACTCTTTTTTGAGTAATACCTCTATTAGTAACAGACATTTTTGTCTGTTACCCAACCAAGACTTTTTTTGTCCGTGTTGGATAGTTTTTCACATTTTAGTGTTAAACCTCACAACTCGATATTTCGTTTTATTCGGTAAAAAAAAGAGTTTCAATCGGTAAGTCTGAGTGTATGCAACTTTTAATCTGTTTACACTCTTCATAAGTTATCGGATATTTTCCATTTAACTTATCAAGTATCGTTGCATATCTCTTTTTCAGTCGAGCAGCTAGCTCCTTTTTTGTCATGCCAATTCTTGCAAGTTCGGCATTAAGATTAGGATACATTCAATATCACCTCCACAGTAAATCACTATTTCGTTTAGGTGAAACGTTTTATCGTTTCCCTGTGATTAAAGTTTATAACGAAATTTCGTTTTTGTCTAATAAACTCTTGTTGAAGTTTAGTTTAAAAGTGGTTTATAATCGTTATATCGTTTTTATATATTGAAATATCGTACTAGGAATGTTATGATACTTATATAGTAAGTATGTAGAGGAACTATCAATGACTAGAGAAGAATATTTAAGAGGATTAATATTAGATCAAGGAACAGTTAAGGATTTTGCATTAAAGATTAATATGCCATATTCTACACTCCTTTCTATTTTAAAAAACGTTGGAGGTGCATCTATAGACAATGTAATAAAAATATGTAAAGGTCTTAACATAACAACTGATGATATAGAAAAAGCAGTTTCTACAAACAAAGGCTATTATACAAATTCCGAAACAGCGGAATATGCCGAAATGTTACGGACTCGGCCGAGTGCTAGACTTCTATTCTCGGCTGCGAAAGATATATCAAAAGAGGATATGCAAAAGGCGGTCGAGTATATTGAGTTTTTAAAATCTAAAAATAAATAA